GTACCGCCTTGGCCCAAGGGAACTGTTTTAAAAGAGACTAAATATCCTGTTGCAGATAGATTACCCAGACTACCCACAGAGGTGCGTGTTCTTGCGCCAAGGTTCTACAAGTCCATTGGCTACCGCAATTCAAACGAAATGAGAAAGTGGATTGTCAATGGATAAGCCTTTTGACCAAATGTACGATGAGATTGTGGAGCTGTACGCTCACCTTGCCATGCAACCTGGCTGGGTAGAATACATTAGGGATGCAGTACGTCAGAAGATGCAAAGTAACGCATTATTTGCAAATTTGGCTGAAGATGTAAAAAATACGATACAAAGGAAAAAGAATGAGACGGGCAGCTAGGCGAGATGACAATGAAAAAGCGATTGTGGAGGCTCTACGGGCTAATGGCGCGACCGTTTATCACCTTGACGAACCCTGTGATCTCCTTGTCGGTATTAACGGGAAAACCCTACTTATGGAATGTAAGAATCCTAACTCAGCTTATGGCAAAAAGGGATTTAATGAGAATCAAAAGCACTTTGCTGAGAACTGGAAAGGTGGGCCGTTTTGCTTAGTTGATTCTGTAGATAGCGCCTTGCGTATGCTTAATTTATTATTATGAAGTTTAAACTCACATCAGAATCACAGGCCAGAGCGCTAATGGTTCGCATTTGGCCTAAAGTGCTGGAGGCGCTTAATAGCGGTAAAGAGCTTGATTTAGAGATTGTGGACGCCAAAAGGTCAAATGACCAAAACAACCTAATTCACGACATAATAGACAACATATCTGTTGCAGCCAAACATCTGGGCGCACAATGGGATGCGGAGAGTTGGAAGCGGTTTTTAATTGACCAGTTTGCGACAGAAATAGGAATGACGGGCGGTAAGGTTGTGCCGTCTCTCGATGGGTCTAGGATCGTCCAACTGGGGCTACAAAGCCGTAAATTTAGTAAAGAAGAGGCCAGTCAGTTTATTGAATGGCTTTACGCTTGGTGTGCCGAACATGAAATCCAACCCCAAAAGAACATACATTCGTAGCCCAAAACTACTGTCCAACTGTAGGTATCTGTTTTGTCAGCTGTGCGGTGCGGATGACGGGACGATTGTCGGTGCTCACTCAAACCAAGGCATTTACGGCAAAGGTAAAAGCATAAAGGCTGACGATAATATGATCGCAGCGCTATGCCACATTTGCCACATGGATTTAGACCAAGGATCTATCTACACGAAGAACGAACGCGAGAGACTTTGGAATACAGCGCACCTTAAAACAGTTTACAGGCTTATAGAAGCCGATTTGTGGCCTGATAATGTGCCTGTACCCCAAAGCTACTTAGACTATAAAAACAGCCTTACTTAGATGGATGAGCTTTTTCAGCAGGCAAAGATTCGTGCTTTTTGAGCTTGTCCTCTAGTCTGTGCAACTCGTTCTCTGTTTTCTTTTCGTGCTCACGAACCACGACATAGTGTGATTTTTTTGAGAGATATGATTTGCCGTCTATTTTAAAGTTCATGCCATCTCCAATGCTTGTGTTGTTACTTGTGAAATCCTAGCAGTCCAGCCTTTGCCAAAATGCGGAAATGTGTCTAACCCCTCTAAAAACTTCTGGCGTTCAGCGTCAAAGTCTTTGATGAGTTGGTCTACTGGGAACTTAGAGATTTGAGACAATGTTTCTTGACCCATCACCCCGTCTGCTCTTACTGATAATATTCTCTGAAGAAATGATACGCTACGGCTACTGCCAGAATTAACGGCACAATCAAACATAGCGTAATCCAACCCATTAGGTAGATCGTCACCATGTACATGATCCCAATAAAGAGTTTTATAGATTGGCGCAACATCTTCATGCGTTAACCCTCTCATCGTTGCCTCGTCAACTGGATGACCCACATACTTTTCGTATACGGCTTTGGTCACTCCAAGGTTAGTCATACCCCCTGGGTCTTTAGGATCGTTGACAAAACCGCCCTCGTGAACCAAGAGCATTTGTAAAGATTTGGTAAAGTTTTCTTTCATTTTGTAGGCTGTGATTGGTGAAGCATTGCGTCTTTGGCCTGTGAGCCTGCGCTGGATCCAAAGTAAAAAGACATGATAGCAGTCCAGGCAGTACCTAGTGACCCAAGCATCAATAATAAAGCGTCTGAAGTTTTAAATGTTTCCATCATCAGACCAACCAGTATGCCAAAGAATCCAACTGTAACCAACAAGGCTAATAATGGTGGAATGATGGAATGTGTGTCTTTTTGCAACTCACGGGCTGATTTTCTGTCTGCGGTTGCCAGTTGCTCAAAGTCCAGTCCTAGCTCTTGTGCTTTAGCTTTCAGGGCAATCTCGGCTTGTTGTATAGACGCAACCTGTTCGGCAGTTAGTTTATTGTCCTCGATGCTCTTTTGAATGTCCTCAGACTTCATGCCTAAAGCAGATTCAAGCGCAGATACCGCCATGCCTGCGACTGGCGTACCAAGGCAAGACGCTACGGTTGGAGCAAGCTGTTCAATAGTTGTTAACCAGTTCATATCTATCCTTTAAGCACAATACTTAGGCCAATAGCCTGTTTTTCTGAAAATACGCTCACACTCAATTGTTGCGTCATCATAATAATGTTTTCTAAACTCAATGTCCCAATCCTGTTGTTTTTTTTTGCTTTTATAGTCAACATTAATTTCGTACATTAAGCCTGCGATAACAAGGGAGACCACCAAGATTGCAATACCGACTGCAATTCTAATGTGCCACTTCTCCAATTGTTGAGATCTTCTTCTTTGGTAAGCCTCTTCTTTTTTTTTAGACTTGCGTCTTGTTTGGCTTGCTCTTTCATCAATCTATCGCGCTCGGCACTAAACTCAGTCCAGACTGCGCCCAGTTCAGGCGGTGATTCGTACACCAACATCTGCCTTAAATCGTACTCAGCTTGCTCTAATTGTTTCTTTTGCAATACGTTTTCTAAGGCAATTGACTGTATAGACTTACCCTTGGGAGGATTCTTTTTGCGTTCCTCAGCCTGTTTAATCGCGTTGTCTTGGTGATCAAAGAACGACCCTAGCGCACCACTCAGTTCATTAACAATTTTGACTACTTCACCGCCTGTAGATTTAATCTCTTTGTAGGCAGCGACTCCGCTTTTTACTGCGGAGAAAGCCATCATTGCTAATGTAAACGGATCCATTATTTAAACGTGAAATAATGAGACAAAAATCCGACTAAACTGGAGAGCCCTGATACGACTATCATACCCACCCACAATCCACCTCTTGACTTGTCAGCCATCGAAATCAGCTTGTCAATGGATTCTTCAAGTTTGTCAATTTTGCGTTCCATTGAATCAAACTTTTTTTCGTACTCCTCAACTCGTTGCCAAAGAGCGCCATATTTAACTAAATCAATAGGTGAATCAGCCATGATTAACTCTTCATAATGTACGCAAGCGCGTAGTAGGGCGGCATATTGGCATTAGAACCACTTACACCAGCAGTTTGGTTTGTTGTCGATGTAGCCACCGTAATGCCTGTTGAGGCTGTGCCTGTGTTGGCACTTGCTGTTGTTAAATCTGCTGTACTTGGGCCACCAGATATTGATTGCGTACCATAAACTGCTGTATAAGTGTGATTGTGTCCTGGGTCTGTAACAACAGAAGTTGATGTCGCTGTGTGGGTGTGAGATACAACTACCGCATCGGTTGATCCACCAGTTTGGCCTACAGAGTAAGAGTTGCCTGCGCCAAGTACAAACGAATTACGCAGATCCGGTGTTCCATTTGATCCGTTACACAACAACCATCCGCTAGGAATAGCACCAACTGCGCCTGACCAGATTGCAATCAATCCGCTAGGTATAGTTGTTCCTCCACCAGTAGATTGAACCCCAATAATGCCGTAGATATTGTCATAAGTTTGTATAACATTGTTTGACGAATCAGCAAGGACAAATTTATAGTTGTAGCCGTAAGTCAACCAAATCTCTACTTGAGGACGCCCGTCTGTACCGAGCACAATAGGATTGGTATTGGGAATCGTACCGCCATTGTCAGAATAAGTCGTTAGCGGTGTGCTTGACCCAGCCTGATAGGTGTACAGCAATCCACCGTTTAACGGTAGTCCGGTTGTGGTAAAGAATTGAAATCCGTTACCGATGGGTGAAAGATTAACGCTCATGGTTTTCCTATATCAGAAAGTTTTACACCAGCACCAGGTTTTAGCGCCTCTTTAGTTTGTTTTCTTATTGCATTACTTTGTAATGCCTCTCTACCCATTGTGCCAATTGGAACAATATTAGCAGTTGTTGCATTTAATGCTTTTTCTAAACCAGATGCTGCCAAAGCCTTTGCACCTGCTACAAATGTATTAGATTCGTTAACAAATGCGCCTCTTGGTCTAGCCTCAACATATTGGCCTGTTTTAACCAATTTTCTCAACATTTGAGCATCGCC